GTCTCAGACTGTGCTTTCGATACAACAAGAATATTTCTCTCTTCAGTATTTGTAAGAGGTGCGCCAGTTTCATTAAGAGTTTCTGTACCACCAGCGTGTGCTGTGTTAGCAGTAACTGTTGCAGTTCCGCTTGTAAATGTAACTGATTTCTCTGTTCTGAAAACAAACTGTGTATCAACAGTGCCTGCTGAATCTGTAAGTTGCTTTGTTCCCTTCTGAGTGAATGGGAAGACAAGAGTATTCAAACCCGGCTCTTGTAGTTTTGCATCACCGTTCGCATCAAGAACAATATCAGCCATTGACTTAGGACCAGATGTGTTGTTCTCATAGATACCACGAACTTGTGAGAACGACTTACCAGAGTTCATAGAAATATCGAAAAGATAGATACGGAACTGACCGTTATATGTGCCTGGTGTGCCACTGTGCCACTGAAAACCGCGAACTCTTGCAGTACCAATCTCTGAACCTTGGGCGCCTTGTGTGCCTAAGTTCTTACCAGAGATACCTTTTTGTCCAGCATCACGCAAAGACACTTGACGAAGACCTTGAAAATCCCAAGTACCAACGACTTCTTTTGCAATCACATAATTACCAAAGCCTTGTGAAAGAACTCTACCATCTTTTGTTTCAAAGTCTGTTGCTTTGTCAACATCAATATAAAGCGGATTGATAAGTTCAACTTTATTACCATTGACATAACCAGCACCCTTCTCAATCTCAGCAACAAGTTTGAGATAGTTGCCGTCTGAGTAACGACCTAGATTTGTACCAGATTTTAGATGTTCACGAATACGAGTATTGAAAGGCTTTACTGCATAGTTACCATTTGTTTCATAAGTTCTTTCTGCAATATATTTGCCTATATCAGAGTATACAGTATCAGTATTCTTTTTAGTTACAAGACCGTCTGTAATTTCAGCGATTGTGACAAACGTAGTTGTGTTTGCTGAATTGAGAGGACGAGAAACGAGTGTAGGAGTAATCTTTAGACGATTTGCTCCAGGAGCCGCAAAGTTGGTTGCACCGGTCGCATTGTCAAGAAGTGAACTGTCTTGATTTGAATCAATGATTGCTTCAGTAGATTCAAAACCAATCTGTGCAGATGGTGTGCTGTCAAACTTATTGACAATAATGCTCTGTGGAGCAACACGAATAAAGTTACCTTTATGATAAAGAATGCCATCACCAACTGTTGCTCTGAAACCCTTGCCTGTTGAGCCTGTAGTAATTGTATTAGCGGCTACGATGAAAGAGTTGTCTGAGCGATTACGAACAACAAGAGATTCGTTGTTTACAAATGCCTTTGTCGTATTGTTTGCACCAGAGTTCGTGTACTGAACAAAGATGGAGAAATAGTTTGGATCAGCGGCTTCAGAACCTTCTTTAGCATCAATCAACTGTGCAGTCATACCAGATGTAACACCGGTTACTGTTGCATTTGCTACTACACCACCAGTAAAGAAGTCAGACAGCAAGATAACTCTATTGTTTGCATCTTTGTCACGAAGTTTTACATATTCGATTTTTTCTGTCTTTAGTGGTGATCCTGTGACAATAGTACCGTCAACCAAAATCTCATCAGCGAATCTTTCAACCTGATTTTGAAGAATAGACTGTAGTTGTGTCAGTTCTCTTGCTTGTACAGCAAAGCCTGGACGAAATAGAACACGATGAAAATTTTTATTTTCAGTGAAATCGTCAAAATATGGACTTTGATTTAGATTGGTTTCAATTGTCATTTATCTTACCTTTAGAAATCCAGAATGATTTTTATATCTTCTGTTTGATCTACATTTCTTGTAACTTTTTGAACATTCTCTGTATAGATAAACTCACCTGAGAATGTATTTGCTTCGGGTCCTTTAATAGAGGAAATTGTAGCAATCTTTGTTGCATTATTTCTTTTCAATATTTCATCATCTTGTGTAAAAGAAACTCTATTGCCTTCACTCTGTACATTATTTATATAAATGTTATAGAAGGATGTGTCTGATTCAGTCTCATCTCTCTTTACAAATACAACATTTCCATTTGCTCCATACACAGCATTGTTAGCAGACGTATTTGCTCTGACAGTTGGATTTAGTTCAGTTGCGAAATTCAATTGACCCAACTCATATAACAAACGCATTCTTTCATTTGTTAATGTTTCACCTGCAACAATAGCGTTCACAGGATCATCACCATCCATTTGTTGATATGAAATCAATGCTCTTGTTGTAAGTCTAAGAGTATTTGGTGAGTTAGAAGTATTTGCAACATGTTCTGTAGATACAAAATTATTATTTGAATCACACTTTAAAATAGGATCCTTTAGAATACTGATCGATCTAAAATCTGTGTTTGCAGGAATATAACCATTGCCATTAGCAGAAACTCCAAGCGATCCTTCAAATTGTACATTCAAAAGAACTCTATCACCACCTAGTTCACGAATTGGGTCTTTTCCATGACCGCCAATTGGTGAAATAATTGCATTCGCAGTTGCGCCAGAACCATGAATTGAATTTGCTGTAATGAACACATCTGCTTCTGAATAATCACTACCCACATTGATGATATTTACGTTTGCGATTTGTCCAGAACCATTTACTTCTGAATATGCAAGTGCGCCTCTACCATCGCCACGAATAGTTACTGTAGGAGAAATGATACAACGAGAATCTGTATTTGCAATTGTTACAAAAGCAGAGTTTACAGTAAGTGTTTTTGTAGAGCCTGCATAGTTAGTAATTCTACGAATTTGACCAGCGCCTGTTCCTGTAGTGATATAGACACTTGATCCATTATAAAAATTATCAACTGGAGATGGAGGATTGTCACCGACAGCAGAAAGTCTTAGTGTAGTTGTAGAAGCAGTGAGAACAACACCGTTTGATAGTTGATGATAACCACCACCAATAGTATTTGTTTCGATAATTTCTATTGAGCCATTTACAGATGCATTCTGAACTGCTATCTGTCTATCACTCTCAACTGAACCATCTGTTGCTGATATTGTTTTCACTGGCATGTGTGATGTCGTAAGAAACTTATCAGCATCGCCAAGTGATATTGTGTACATATACTTCCATGTGTAGCCATCGCTTGTTGTGAATGGCAACGTAGAAAAGTCTGCTGGCTTTACTGTAGATGTTGCGCCTTTATTGTTATACAGACACTTATAAACATTATTTTCATCCGTCATCACATAGAAAGGTCTTGTATACAAAAATGTATCAGTATCACGATACTGTGCATATACTGTTCCAGATGTCCAGTTGTATCTGGGTATAACATGACTTACATCACCAGTATTAATTTTTTTTGCACCAATAGCCTGTTTCCAAAGTTCTCTTTGTTTATTTTTATCAGTTTCGACAGGAGTAGGCGCAGTCGGCTCTGTAGCATATGCAAGTTGATTACCAAGAACTGCGTATAAAATATTAGAGTTCTTTGCTACTCTACCATCTTAATGCGACAAAGACTCGATGAAAGCCTTTGCATTCATTACACTCATTTCTTTACTAGTATAAGCAGGCATTATGTGATATTCCCTGTGTAATAGTAAGCATTAGCACTAGACACATCAGCAAGTGTCCAATTTGAAACAAGATTTGCACTTGTATCACTAATAACTTTATTTAGTTGCAACTGTCTATAACCGTCTGGAGTAGTTTCAATAGAAATGATATCTCCATTAGCAAACTCTGATGTCAGTGTTGTCGATGTTCCTACAATATTGAATGCATTCGCATAGTAAATGTTTGCACCTGTTACATTACCATACACCCAAGCTGAAGACATGTTTGCTGAAGTTGTGTTACTAGACTTATTTAGTCGTACTTCAAAGAACTTATTGTAACTTGGTTCAATAAGTGCAGAAGAACCATTTGCAAACTGTGTTGAAAGTGATGTTGAAGTACCAGTAATCGTAAATGTATTGTTTGTAATAGCAACAGTACCACTCGCTTTAGGCTTTGTGATTGCGATTGTACCATTAGAAGTACTTCTCTTCTTCTGATAATTTATTGAAGCGACATTCACATCAACATTAGATGCAGTCTTAAACTTACCAAAGATTGCTTGACCGCCAGGATGAACAAGTTGAAGAGCAATGTCTCTATATCTTTCAAGAGATATCGAGGCTTCAACCTCATAAGAAAACTCTTGATAGAATCTGCTATCTTGAATAAATCCTCTCTTTGATGATATATGACTTCTTGTTGATGCATAGTAGCCCTCAGAGTTAGCTACATTATTGAGTGTCAGTCTAATCTGACCTTGCAATGCATCTGGATGTGACGTTTCTCTTATGTTTACAACTTCAT